AAATGGAAGATTTTTTCAGCGGTAAAACGCCGGGAAAAACTCCTGAGCAAGCAAAAGCTGATCGTGAGGCTTGGAAGCAAAAGTCTATGGCCGAAGTGAAAGCGCGCAATGAAAAAGCCCGTGCAGACAGTCGTGCAAAAGACAAGGCTGATCTCCCGAACCTTCAAAAGCGTCATGCCGAGTTGTCTGCCATCTACGAGAAGGGCAAGAACTGGCAATACGCTGACCGCGATCAAAACATGACTCCAGACGAGCGCCGTGCTCGTGAGGTGTCTGGTGAATTGCAAAGACTTGGCGCCAGAATCAGTGCGGCCAAATCAGATGACTCATACGCTAAAGGCGGCAAGATCAATCTGAAAAATTGCAAAGTATCGACGCACGAAAAAAGTTCAATGAACAAAAAATGCTGGTGAGGTAAACAATGGCATACAGCGGAACCGTTGGACAGACAGTAGTCTCAGTACAGAAATTCATCGACCAAGGGGCCCGGATGTCGGGCAAACTCGCCGAGGAATTAACTGTTGAGCAAGTCCAAGGCTCCAAACAAGCCTTGTTTTTTATTCTTTCCAACTTAATCAACCAAGGCATCAATTACTGGTGTATCAGCAAGAAGGTCTATGGCCTCAAGGCTGACCAGTATGAGTATTTGCTACCCTTGGGTGGCAACGACGTATTAAACGCGCTGTATCGCACGTTAAACCGCCCCTCTGGTTCAGTCTCTGCATCGTCTGGCATTGCCGCCAACGCAACCGATGGCAACATTGATACGATTGATGTGCAGACTGCCATCAACGGCAACATCACAATCAATTACGGCACCGACAATCCAATCTATGCTGGCTCCATTGGCATCTTGCCGGGCACCAGTGGTTCATTCCACATTTTGTTGGAGTATTCGACTGACGGCTCAACATGGAATTTGCTGGAAGATACTGGCGTTGAGACATGGGTGAACAACGAGTGGTTGTGGTATGACATCGATCCCGGTGCCAACGTGCAGTACTACCGCATGCGCGAGACAGGTGGCAACACATTGGCCGTGCGTGAGTTCTTTGTCGGCAACAACTCAACCGAAGTCACCATGGCTCGTTTGAACCGTGACGACTACACGAACCTGCCCAACAAGAATTTCACGGCCAACCAGCCGTATCAGTACTGGTTCAACCGCACTCTTCCACAATCGAAGATCACACTGTGGCCAGTCCCAGATGCTACGACGCCTTACACTCTGGCATACTATCGCCTGAAGGGAATTGATGGCCTGTCATCGGGTATTGGATCATCTACCAGCTCTGTGCCGCCTCGGTTCGTTCCTGCTCTTGTGTCTGGTCTTGCCTATTATATCGCCATGAAGAAGCCAGAAGCCGCGAACCGCGTTGCTTCCCTGAAGCAGGAATACGAGTTCCAGTTTAATCTGGCATCCGGCGAGGATGAAGAGCGTGCATCCGTAAGGTTTGTTCCGTTCAGCTCTTACATGATGGGTGGCTAATGTCATACGCCAAGGGAAAGTATGCATTTGGTTTCTGCGACAAGACCGGGTTTCGCTACCCGCTCAGTGATCTTGTCTGGGAATACAACAATGGGGTCAAGACGGGCTTCCGTGTAGGTCGGGATGTTGCTGATCCTGATCAGCCGCAAAACTTTCTTGGCCGCGTGAAAATCAATGACCCGCAATCTTTGATGAACCCAAGGCCCGACACATCTCAGGATGCCAGCAGGCAGCTATGGGGTTGGAATCCGGTTGGGAATCCAGCACAGTATATGGTAGGGTCTGTTGGAACCGTGACTGTGGTCACAACGTAAGGAGATCGACATGCAAAAGTCACCTCGTCCGAAGGCAAATCCATTCAATAAGCCAAAGCGTCCGCGCACCAGAACTGACAAAGAGATCGATGATATGGCAGATCACTCGATCAAGCAGGGCGTGAAGTACCAAAAGGCTGGCGGAAAGCTTGAGATGGTCAAGAAGGGTGGCAAGAGTGTGCCAGCCTTTGCTGCCGATGGAGTTGGAAAAATGCGTGATGGCGGCGGCATGTGCCGTGGCATGGGGTCTGCCACTAAGGGTGGCAAATACCGTATGGGGTAAGTTCAAATGAACTATTCTGAGCTAGTACAAGCGATTGAGGACTACACGGAAAACACGGAGACAACCTTCGTGTCCAATATCCCCACGTTTGTACGTCAGGCTGAGGAACGAATCTACCGCACGGTAATGATCCCAGAGCTTCGCAAGAACGTCACTGCAAACATGACGGCATCTAACCGTTTCTTGGCGCGACCCTCTGACTTTCTATCTCCGTTCTCTCTTGCTGTGATTGATGGAGATGGGAACTACACGTTCCTATTGGACAAGGATGTGAACTTCATTCGAGAAGCTTACCCATCCAATTCAACAACTGGGCTGCCAAAGTACTACGCAGAGTTTGATGGCGATGTGCAGTCCACAAACTCTCCGGGCCACTTCATGCTTGGGCCGACCCCGAATGCCAGCTATAGCGTTGAGCTGCACTACTACTTCGACCCGCCGTCGATTGTAGATTCCGGCACATCTTGGCTTGGCACCAATGCAGAAGAGGTCTTGCTGTATGGAAGTTTGATCAATGCTTACATCTTCATGAAGGGTGAGCAGGATGTCATGGCCGCATATCAGCAATCATACGACAACGCACTTCGCCGCCTTGTGAACCTTGGCGATGGACGGTTGAAACGCGACAGCTATCGAGATGGCGAGCCAAGGATCAACATGTAATGTTTGAGGTCAAGCTAAGCATTCCACGCGATGAGCCTGTTGTCTTGGTGAAGACAACCCACAACCGTGGCTTCACGCCAGAGGAATTGGCGGAGCAGTGCGTGAACCGAATTGTGTCTGTCTCTGATAGCGCGCATCCGGGGATTCGAGATCAGGCTCGCGCGTTTCAAGGCAACATTGAAACGCTTGTGGCGAGCTACATGCGGCAGGCTATTCGCAGTGACCGTACAACTGTGTATAATGCGCTAACAGATGCGGGCCATCCGGAACTGGCCGAACTCATAAGGAGACTCTGACATGGCCTTCACTGGCAACTTTATGTGCACGTCCTTTAAACAGGAAGCCCTGCAGGGCGTACACAACTTCACCAACGGCACGGGCAACACCTTTAAGCTGGCGCTCTACACCAACAGTGCCTCGTTCACGGCAGCTACGACCGCCTATACCTCAAGCAACGAGGTGGGTGCTTCTGGGTCGTATTCGGCTGGTGGCGGCGCTTTGACCAATGTCACTCCAACAACCAGTGGAACGACAGCGTTTGCTGACTTCAACGACCTGACATTCACCTCGGCCACAATCACGGCTCGCGGCGCATTGATCTATAACGACTCTGCCGCTGGTGACCCGGCTGTTGTTGTCTTGGACTTTGGGTCGGACAAAACCTCAACGGCTGGGGACTTCACTGTTGTCTTCCCAACGGCAGACGCCTCGAACGCACTTATCAGGATCGCCTAAGACATGACAGATGTCGTCGTCCCCTTTAGCGGCTGGGGCCGAGCGGGGTTCGGCGAACTCGCTTGGGGCGAAGGCAGTATTGCTGTTGGCTTTGCCACTGGTGAAGTCGGCAGCGTCGCGGTTACCACAACCGAGAATGTGTCTGTCAGTGTTACTGGTGTCTCTGGGTCTGGTGAAGTCGGGACGGCAACCGTTGAGGCTGATGGCTTTGCGGTTGTCACTGGCGTTGCCGCATCTGGTGAAGTTGGAAGCGTCACCGTCTCTGAGGGCTCAGGCGTATCTGTAAACGTCACAGGCGTTGAGGCCGTTGGGGCCGTAGGCACGGCTGGCGTGCAGGAATCTGTCTCGGTCAGCGTTACCGGGGTTGAGGCTACTGGCGGCGTTGGAAGCGTTGCTATTGTTGGCGAGGCAAACGTCAGCGTCACTGGCGTTAGCGGAACTGGACAGGTTGGTCAGGTTACTACTATCTGTGATGCCAATGTTTTCGTGATTGGCGTTTCGGCTACAGGACTTGTCAAACCTGTGCTAGTGTGGGGCAGGATTGTCCCAGACCCCGGAACTGTTTATACTGAGATTACACCCTCAGT